TTTTGGATATCTGGGTATTGATCTTGTAAAAGAGGGTCAGATTAATAAGCTGCCCTGTTGGGACAATGGCGTATGGCATAATATTTTAATTTAAAAGTCAAGTGAGTATACATAGGCGCGGTTTAAACCCGCTGCATTCTTTCTTATATATAGTGGAGTGTTTGCCGGAAGATCTATGTTCATAGGGTTGACAATGCCACTGCTTTCTATAAATGTCGTCCAGTTTAGATTGTCCAGCGACCACGATACACGGCTTCCCGTCTCCTCTATTTTAAGAAGATTAATTATTCGTAGCGGTTCCGGATAAGTGAACGTTTTGATGCTGAACTGAGCAGAGTTTAGCGGAAAAACGACTATACCATCCGTCCTTGGATATGTCCTTGGAAGTAGCTCCGTATTGTTAAGCAGGGTCATGTTGTTAGCTACGCTGCTGCTGTCACTCGTGTTTTGGTTAAAGTTGAAAATACCCTTTGCACCTTCATCCGGAAAGGTTCCCGCAGTTGCCTGCTGTATCTCTTCAGCTGATAATGCCCTGTTATATATTGAGAAAAAGTCAAAGAAACCGTAGAAAAAAGCATTGCTATCATTATCCCGGTTCCCGATAATAAACTCCTCGTCATTGTCTACCTGATAAACCAGGCCTGCGGGATTGTTCATTGTATAGGAAAAGGTTTTTGACACACCATTTACATAGATCTTATAGTTTGCCGGGTTCCTGATGGAGTCAGGCCAGAGGGCAGCATTTGTAGACGACGCAAAATTGGTTCCGCGCCTGGTGATCACTACAGTGCTGAAAGTATAAAGGGGGACATCTGCAAAAGGTATGGTAATCGAGTCCTGAACGCCCGCAGCATCAATTAATATAAGTGATAATCCATTGTTAGTGTTTGAGAAATTGCAAACCAAGCGGGCAATATTTACGCTTAGTCCTTTTCTCCAAATTGCCTTTGATACAGTGGTAGAATACGTTAATGGCAGGAAACTGAATACAAAAGTAAACTCGCCGGTGCCAACATTATAAAATGGGCTGTTACCAAGTGTTAGGTAGTCGTTAGCCCCATCAAGCCTGATACAGCTGTTATACGGTGATGCCGATGCATCGCGGACGCCTTTTATATATCTCCACATACTACGATTGTTTTACTGCCATAAATACACCGGCGCCAATAGACTGGCCGGCTACCAATACAACCCTGAAGAGTATCGTGTACCCTGCAGTTACCTGCGCAGCTGTAAGGGCATTTATATCGCTTTGCATTTGTGCAAGCGCATCCCTTACGGGGCCTGCTACCCCCGGCCTTTTTAATTGGTAATTGTTAAAGTAATTGGTACCCTCGCCCGGTAATACTGCTGTGATCGTAAGTTTCTCGAATAAAGGCCCGATAATTATCGTATTATTTGTCTGCGTAACTGCGAAGTGGAATCTCCTATAATCATTTGCATAACTGGCCAGATCATTCACAGTTGCTACATCGACGTTGTTTTTCTTAAGTGTGCCGGTAAAGTTCCATGCCTGCGTTTTTATCCAGGACAGCCAGTTAAAGAGCCTTATGGTGTCTATGTATTTATTTTGGGTAACCGGCGATGTTATTGCCTGGGCTTCGGCATCTGTAGCCCTGCCGCCTATAAGCCGGTCGTTTAACAAAGTTACGAGAGAGGGTATATCGGCCATTTGAGTAGCATGCGGATTACCCGCTATACGTGTATGATCATAAGCTACCTTACCACGGTCACCGCGATAAGCATCATATTCAGTCTCGCCCAGTTCAAGCTGGCTTATTATAGGATCGCCACTGCCAACGGCAGGTAAAAGGTTGTCCTCCGTCAGCTGAGCTTCATAAGAACCGCCGTAAAAGCCTAAGGCATTTATAACCCTTACTAAGTAGCTGTTACCTTCTTTAAAGTATTGAAAGAAGTAAATTTTTGTAAAATCGCTCAAGTCGCGCTCATAGTCATTTGCGGCCGCTAAGTATTCATCGTTTGGCAAATCGCCAAGATCATAAATTACCGTATTGCCGGCACCTTCCAAATCATCGGTAGACGAACTTTGTGTGTTTAGATAAAATAAATGCACAGGCCTAACTGTGGTTGCGTTAAATCCATACACCCCTTTTCCCTCCATGAACAAAAAGATGTGGGTTGACGATGCGAAGGGCAGTTCACCGTGGCCCTCATTAGGTGCAATTTCAACAACCCTTATTAGTACGGGCGTTTCTATTTCTGAGATAGTAAAGTTCCTTAAATTAAGCTGCGAGGCTACATACTGGCGTGAAGGTATTCGCGCCGTTTCACGATCTCTTAAAGAGCTTAACTGTATAGTCCTTGTTACATTATTTTGGGCAAACTCCGTACCGCCGGGTGCTGGTGCACCTCCATCGTTGCACGTACCGCAGGAATTTTGATTGTTTGAGGCGTTAACTGACATGGTGTAAAATTCGTTGTACTGTAAATTGTTTAATAGGACAGCTTAAAGCATTAGGGTGCTTTGGGTATTGTAGGCCTCAAAGCCTCCGGCATCGTCGCCCACAATAATGGGCACCGCGCACTGGTTAAACTGTTCAATGTTTTTAGTAATGGTGTTAGCGGCAAGCTTCAGGTAGTTTTCCCCGTTTTGGGTTTGCCTTGTTACTGTCTTGGTAAGCCAGTCGCTCGGTACCGCCTGCGGCTTATCGGTGGTAAGCACACTAAAATTTAGCATGATGCTAGAGGCGTCTATGATAAAAATACCTTCATCGGCCACCTTAGCTACTGTAAAAGCCACGATCGCTTTCTGCAGGTACTCTTTAACCTCTGCCTGTACGTCGGTCAGCTCAGCTGTCTTTAAATGCTTTATAAGTTCCGGGCAAAGAAATGTCCTGATGTACTGGTCTTCTACCTGGGCAATTGCGGGCAGCAGGGCAAGGTAGGTTTGGCGGCTTTCGTAAATAGTATAGCAACTGTTAAATGCTGCAGTATTATTTACAAGCAGCTTGTTATTTTCCGTATATTGATCTGATGCAGCCCAATCCGGAAACGAGGCCTTATTTTTTTCCATAAAGGCAAGCAGACGGTCCATAGCCTTATGGCCTGCAGATAGGAAATAGCGTTGTATATCTTTTTTCTCGCCCCAGGATAATGCTGCGCGGTTGGTAGTAACCGTTGTACTCATACCGGAGCTGTCTATATTAATGGTCCCTACCGGTGTGTAGATATACATGCTAAAATTTGCCAACGCCGCCTGTAGGTAGGCACGCGCTTTATTTAGCACAGTCATACTTTCGCCCTCGGTAGCTTCATTCGCTAACACCTCCTGCAGGTCGCCCACATACTTATAAGTGAATTCGTCAACTGCCGGCGCGATGCAGGGTTCCAGGTCTTCAAAATTAAAGCTTGCCATAACGGTGACATGCTTCTTTAAATCTTCGGTGCTATTTAGGATCATTAGGTTGTAACTTTTTGTGAACCGGTAGGATTTTTATCCAGGGTAGTTAGTAGTGTGTTTTCAATTCCGAAGCTCATGTCTTCCGGCCAGCTGTTATAGTCCTGGATAAATTCAGGAACTTCAAGCGTGGTCTCGCGGTTGGTTTTCATAAGGGCATTCACAATATTAAATGCCGCGTTCTTGTCAGAGCCGGAGCCGGCGCCAAGCTTGCCGCCGGGTATACCGGCACCAATCAGCGAGGGATCGACACCCATAGCATAAGAAATTTCAGAGTTGGCCGCTTCCGCTTCCGGTAGGTAGGCGCCGTCTTTAAATTTGTCATCTATGGCAGTGATCTTAACTGTTGAATATTGCTTGCCGTCTCTATCTACCAGCATCATGGTTTGGATAGACTTGCCGGCATTATCCGGTTTAGAAAGATGTTCGTTAATAGCATCTACTAATTTCTGTCGTTCGGCCTGCCTTTCAATTAACGTGTACTTGGTCCAATCTTCTTTGTACCTGGTTTCAAAATAGCGTTCATCAACTTCAATGTGAAATTTGATTGAAAGCTGGTTCCGGAAAAGGTTCATCTTAAATGCCGGCACAGCGTTAGCAACTTCAAGCCAGCCCGACTGAGCTACAGAATGCCACTCTGCAATAGGATAATAGGGCTCATTTATAAGCGGATAAAATACAGGCCTGATAAATTTGTGGATCTTCTTTTTTTTGCAGTACTCCCTTACTTCATCCGCGCTCCAGTAACTATCGATAAGCGGTACCTTTGAGACAAATTCAGAATCAAGGGTTACGCTTTGGTTACCAAATTTTTCTGAGATGTATACATTTTCTACGTAGCCGGTGCTGGGGTTCATAACCTCAAAGCGGCACCAGGCTGCAGGGTGTCTTTTCACACGATTAATCTTAGTATAATCGTTCGAAAGGATGTATTCAGGGAATGCTATATTCCACCACTCCAGGTCAGCAATAGTTTCTTTAAAGAAGCGTGGTATTTGTGACGTTTTAAAAAATTGCTTTACTGCAGCAACTGAAGGGTCATTGATCGAAATTACTTTTGGATCATGCTTACCGTCTTCCGTTACGCCGTGCCTCAAAAGAGTAAGGCCATTGCCGTAGTGCGCTTTTCTTAAAAAGCGCATGTTTGCCGATACGCTGCCGTTCTTACGTGCCTCCGCCAATATTTTCTGCGGGTAGTCATTAGATGTGCCACCCCAGCCGACAATACTGCCGCTTACTTTATCTTTTGTTTCTACCTGGATAGTTGTAACACTTTCCTCTTTTGAAGAACCGGCACCGCCTTTAAAAGAAAATATAGCGCCGCCACTTGCTGTGGAGCTGAGCGCAATGCCCTCCCCGTGAAATATAGTATTACTCATTAGTAAATTACTTTTTGGTCGTTGATTGAGATTATAAAATCAATATTCACTTTTCGGATTCTCCCATCAGGCAGCTGTATATTGCGCGTTCGGTTCTGAAAGTGGTTAGGATTTTTGGCAGTGACTACCGGGTCAAGCAAATTGTAAATATTGATTGGCTTATCCGCATCCTTATTCTCCGGATACATATAAATTGCGCCATCAACTTCTTTAAGTTTACCGCCCCTTCCTGTGGTGGCGCTAAACGTTCGCCACTTGATATTAAAATGTATGAGCCGGCCTGTAGAGTCTCGCCGCCTCATAATTTCCAATGCCTCTGAAAGTGTTATCGTCCCATTTTCCATGTGGCTAAATTCATATTTGCCACATCTTTTAAATAGGACAGCACTTTTAAGGCCTGTTTACATACCCTTTTCCGAAGCAAAATCGCAAATGTGCCTGACTGCCAATTTTATAACCCACGGAAAAGCATTATTTTTTCCGATTTGCAGCCGCCAATCTCGCCACGTCCTTTAAATTTCTGCACTTTCCATTTTTCGATTTTCAGGATATATGAAACGCCCTCGCCTCAAGCCCGGTTTTTGGGCTTGAGGCTGTACGTTTGCACTAATCGTGTATGTTTGTGGGGGTGTAGTTAGCCTAACAAGATGATGCCGGACTCGCCTGCAGTAAGGTTACTGCCTGTGAACAGGTCATTGTATAACGCATAGATCGGCACGTCAAAGGCATCGGTCAAGTGGGTAGTGTGTTGCTGCAACATAGACTTGTTACGCTCATGCTTCTTTTCTTTCTCAACGCCGTTGTTGCCTTCCTTAGCTTCGGCATGCTCCAGGGCTATGATAAGATCGGCACAGTTATCCTGGTTAATGCGTATGCGTGGAAGGTTGCGCTGTGTCTCTTTTAAAAGGGCATTTATAAGCAGGTACTTTGCATGGTGCCTTGCCGCCTGGCCACGTGTCAGCGTGTATACGCTCCAACCATGGGCGCGCAGTATTGTGGCTACCTGTTCGAATAGCGTCTCTGCAGCGTTAACCTGGTCGTTGTTTCCATCGTGACCACCATACAGGTGTATGGTCTTATCGCCATGGTCCTTATAGTAAGGGATAAACTGCTCAAGGAATAGATCACTAAGAAGCTTAGGGCTTTTAACCCACATGCTCTTAAGCACGCGGTATTCGTTAAGGTCCTTGTGCGCCTGAGATACCACACAACTGTTAAACACACCAAAATCCAGCGACACGATAAGCGGCTCATTGTGCTGCCTGTCATTGTCCTGTTTACAGGTAAGGCTTATACCACCGTTCTTTTCTTTCGGCATCCATATTTGGCCCTCCAGATAGTTCTGGTCATAGTCAGTGTAATAGTGCCGCTTGGTAAGGTTTGGATAATAACCGTCGGTTATGGTCTTAGGCCGTATATTTAGTATCTCAGCGTTATAAAGCATCTGCGATACAGCGTTATCTTTCATACGCTTAAACCACAGCTTGGCATTGTGCGGGTTACTAAGGGAGCTGGCCGAACTAAAATAGATCTCGTTCTCATTTTCCGGCAGCAGGGCTTTAGCCTCCTGATCAGTAAACCATTTGCCGGCTTTGGTAAGCGGTGTCGATGATGCGTATACTTCCGCCTGCAGCATCGAGCAATTTTTAAAGAACTCCTTTTGCGCCCTGTTGGTGGTATGTACGTTGTTAAATAGTTTTTCGGGATCAAACAATGCGGCCTCATCGCCCATGCCGCCGTAGGTGTTCATACCACGGCCGCTGTTTTTGTTATCGAGCGATACC